CGCTATCATTGTTGTCGTACATGATGGGCGCGTAGAAATTGACGTTTGACCGAGTGAAGCTGCCTCCATTAGCCATGTCAAACACGACACCGTTCGTGTTGTAGTCAATAAATTGGTGGCCACCGTAGCTCGCACTTGCCCTATACCTAATACCCGTATAAAAACGGACTTCTAGCGGCTGGGTCCATGCACCGGCAGGTTTGCCTATACGGTAAGCTGTGTCACCGTCAGAGTGGAAGTTAATCCATAACGAGCCGGTTGTGCTGACGTTCTGACCCCCTATGTAAATAGACGAAGTTGCATCGCTACCTTGTGCGATAAAGTTGGCACGGTTGAGGTTGCTATAGCCGTTAGGGTCTAAGTAGTAGCCGGTGTCGTTGTTGTCGTAGAAGATGGGTGCGCGGAAAGAGCCGGGGCTGTCGGCATAATTGGATGGATAAACATACAGCCCAGCGTTGTTGTAATCATTACCAACCCAGAAATAAGAAAGGCTATCGACACCACCTAAAGCGCCAAAACCACCACGATACGTGTTGGACGAGCCGTAGAACAAAGTGCCATTTGACCAGCCGCCAGTATCACCCTTGATTTGAACGCTGCCACTGCTGCTGCTAAGAGTGATGTTCCTAGCGCCGAGGATGGAAATGTTGCCCCCAAGAACAGAACCGCTGGCCGGATCGACGTAATAGCCAGTATTATTGCTGTCGTAGAAAATAGGTGCACGGACGCTGTTATTAGCTTGGAATACAGAACCGCCAGCTTCATTGGGGTTGTATACCTGCAAAAACCCATTTGCATCCAAACCGATATGGCGAGTGGCTACGTTTTCGTAATGCCATGTCATTAATGGAATTGCGCCCGCAGCCCTAACTTCTAAAACTTGCGAAACACCACTTAAACCAGATGTATTTCCGCCAAATGTTCCGGTTGAATTAGCGCCGTAGGTTCCTGTTCCAGACCAAATATAGTTTGTTCTTGAGGTACCTGCCGGATCAACATAATACGCGGTGTTGTTGCTGTCGTAGAAGATAGGCGCACGGACGCTGGTGTTGACCCCAATAAACCCGCCACTGATGCCTGTGAAGGTAAAGTCCGTCGCTTCAAACGACATCGGGCCGTAGGCAGAGGCATCACGGCTATATGTCAGAACGTAACCACGACCGCCACTTTCACCAATCTCAACCGCCAAACCAGTGGCGCTGGCAGAAGCATCGCCCCACCAACCCGCAGCGCGAACTTGACCAGCCGCATAAACGCCGCCCGCAGTGATAAGTGATGTGCCAGTGCTCGCCGGATCGAGGTAATACGCGCTGTTATTCCCGTCGTAGTAGATCGGCGCACGGAAACTGCCTACTGCGGTGAGATCACCCGCTGTGTTTAGCACGCCCAGTTGGTTGACGCCGTTGTACCAATAGTGTGTACCGGCTTGATAATATAAGTTCTGCCACGCAACGGACGGCGCAAGGGAGCTAATGTACCCTCCAGCGGCAGTCATACCGATAGCTACAGCCGCACCAGTAGAAGAACCTGCCGCGCCAAAAAGCGATGCAGTAGCGTCCCAACCCGTAACATTGCCCGGAATACTAACGTATGTGCCACTCGCGCCAGTGTTGACACTGAGCCTACCGGCTGGCGTGGCTGTGTTGATGCCGACGTTGCCTGCGTCGGTGATACGCATGCGTTCAGTTATGGCGTTCGCCTGAGTTCCGTCATTGTCTGTTCCGAATACCAGATTGCCCCTAAACCCAGTAGAGCCTGTGGCAACGATACCCGCGTGCGCCCACGCTCCGCTGTTGTTGGTATTGTCAGTAAAGACTAACCCTTGCGTAAAATCTACCGTGCCATCAGCGGAGTTGTTGTTAATGTTGAGCGCACCGATATTAGCACCGCGATATGCAGTCTGTGTGCTGCCTTGGAACACGCCTTGCCCAACTACGTCTAACTTTGCCAATGGCGAAGTCGTACCAATCCCGACATTCGTGCCGTTGTCGTAGATGACAGACGCGCTGACAGCCGACGTGCCGTTACCCTTGAGGACGTAGCCCGACGACAGGGTCGTTGCGCCTGTGCCCCCGTTGGCGACATTCAGCGTGCCTGCGAGCGTAATTGTCCCGCTGCTGGTGACTGGACCGCCCGACGTCGTCAGGCCGGTGGTGCCACCGCTGACGTTGATGCTGGTCACGGTGCCTGCGCCAGCCGTAGGCGAGGAGATGGTGAAGTTCGGGTATGTACCCGTCACAGTCGTAGCGCCAGCGCCTGTCAGCGACACAACCTGATCTGGGGCCGTGTTGGTGACGGTGATAGAGCCAGAGGCCGTGATAGGGCCGCCAGAGACGCTGACGCCTGTGCCCGCAGTCAGGTTGACGCTGGTGACGGTGCCGACATTTGACGTGTAGCCCGCAGGGTTGCTCGCAGGATACGCTCCGAGGTTCGACAGCGCGCCAGACGCGTCCGTGGCACCCGTACCACCATTCGCGATGGCAAGTGCGCCAGACGTAATCTGAGAGGCCGCTATGGCTATCGACGAGCTGGATGCAGACGTGAGCTGACCTTGCGCGTTGACCGCGATGACAGGCACAGACGACGCGCTGCCGTATGTCGATGCGCTTACGCCCGTGTTCGTGATGCTGAAGGTCGTGCCCGTCAGCGTCAGGCCAGTGCCCGCCGAGTACAGGACTGGCGCGGCGAACTGCGTGAAGACAATCGCCGTCGTGCCGACCGTAATCGGCAGTGGCGTCTGCTGAACCCACGACGTGTTGGCCTGCGTCGATCCTGCCGTGACGAGGAAGAAGTCGCCCGCGTCAATCTGGTCAACGCCAGTGCCTGCGCTGTCGAAGTCCGTTGCGCGGGTGAGGATGTACGGTGCAGCGCCGCTGCCGGTCTGCGTTACGGTGTAGACGCCGTTGTAGGCTTCCGCCGCGCCGCTCTCGTTCTTGACCAAGATGCGGTTACCCACAACCACGGCTACGCCATCGACCGAAAGTGCGGCGTTGGCATTTGCCGTAATCGTCGCGCCGACGCCAGAAGTGCCGTTATTGTAGGTGTACGCAGGCAGAGCCGCAGCCGTCGCCAAACGCACGGACTGGTGGAAGTTGATGCCCGACGCAATGCTGTCGGCATACGCCTTGTTGACGATGTCGGTGCCGCTAACTGGCGACGTGCTAATCGTGCCTGTGGTGAGCGCAATTGACGTGATGTCGGTGTTGGCACCAGAGGCCGCTGCGCTGAGGTTTGATCGCGCCGTAGCAGCCACGCTCGCGCCCGTGCCGCCATTGGCTACAGCAACGATGCCAGAGACGTTTCCGGCGGTGCCGGTCGTATTCTGATTGAGCGTCGGGATGTCCGCCGCAACGATGGCGCGGAACGTCGGGACGCCCGCCGAGCCATTCGGTGCCGCAAGGACCGTGTTGGCCGACTGCGACGCGAAGTCGGATGGCGTGACAACGAGCGTCCCGCCGAGTGTCAGCGAACCTGCGGACGTCACTGTGCCGCTCAGGCTCAGGCCGCTGACGGTGCCGGTGCCTGAGACTGACGTCACCGTACCTACGTTCGACGTGTATCCGGCAGGGTTGCTTGCGGGATACGCGCCTAAGTTCGTGAGAGCAGCCACGGCGTCTGTCGCGCCAGTGCCGCCATTGGACACGGCAAGCGTGCCGTTGAGGGTCAGTGTGCCTGCCGACGTAACTGGGCCGCCAGTAAACGACATGCCCGTCGTGCCGCCGCTGGCATTGACACTGGTCACGGTGCCTGCGGTGCTGTCGTTCGACGTGATTGTGAACGATGGATACGTGCCAGTTACGGTCGTCGTGCCTGCGCCTGTCAGCGACACAACTTGGTCAGGCGCAGTGTTGGTGACCGTGAACGATGGGTAGGTGCCAGTGACCGAGATTGCGGTGCCTGCCGTCAGCGAGACCACCTGATCGGGCGCAGCGTTGACCAGAGAGCCGCTAGAGAGCGTCAGGCCCGTGCCGACGCTGATTTCCTGCGCCGCGCCGACTGATGCCGTAGTGCGCCCCAGAAGCCGCGCTGTAGCCATTGTGAGGCCGCTGGCGGTATATGCGCCCGGCTCAACGTAATCAACGCCTGCGGTGGCCGCAGACACGGCGGTGCCGTTGCCCTTGACCATGCCGCTGACAGTCGTTGAGAGCGTGATAACTGGGGTCAGTGTTGGGTTGGCAACGGTGCCCGCAAAACCATTTGCGGTCGCCACGGCAACGCTGGTCACGGTGCCCGCGCCAACATCGGTCCAGAAGGGCACGCCGCCGGGGCCGCCAGAGCGTAGAACCTGCCCAACGCTTCCGGCAGTGGTCAGGTACAGCTTGTCATTGCTGGAATAGACGATGGCACCGGCAACAGGAGACAGGCTGTTGCCGGTGCCGCCACGGGACAAGGGGAGCACGCCTTGCGTTTCCGTGGTGTCGCTCAAGTCCACAGCAGGGTGGACGTGATCTCCACGCGCGGCAACAGTCGAGACACCGGGGGAACCGGGACCGAGAGGCTCAGGCGTTGTAGATGAAAAACTTACAGCGAACGAACGGTTGGCGGAGAGGTCTCCACCGCCCGTCAGACCCGCGCCAGCCGTGATTGTGCGGCTGGTGGGGACATAATTGGATAGGACGATAGGTGCCAAGGTCACACCTGTAACGCGGCCCTGCGCGTTGACCGTGAGGACTGGCACGCTGTCGGCGGCACCGTAAGTGCCAGCCGTGACGCCCGTGGCGCTCAGGCGGCTGTCATCGACACCGCCCGGCAAGATGTAAATCGTGCGGTTGGCAGACAGGTCTCCGCCGCCTCCCAGACCGCTGCCGGTGTTGATTTCACGCGTTGACGGCACCGCGCCAACGGCTGCGATGTTCGCGAACTGAACCTTATACGTGCGCCCGTCGATGATGTACGGCATGTAGCCGAGTGTGCTCGACCCCAGATACTCAGGGAGGCCGGTGATGCGGGTGGGGATGAGATTTGTAGGGACGTTGCTCAAAACTCGTCATCCTCAAAAAAGATTAGATAATCGTCGCTGTCCTCAGTGATGAGGAACTGCTCGCTGTTCTGTGCGATGACGCCCGCCGGATTTGTCGCGAGGGGCACATCGGGACGCAGGAATGGTAGCAGAATATTGTCCGGCTGGCGAGCGGGAAGACGATACGGGTCGTATTGGTCGCGATCACGCTCGCAGACCAGCAAGCCCGGATAATTCGGGTCGGGCAGCAAGTCGCCCAGCGGCATCTTGATGGAGCAGCGCCCACATATGCCGATTGCCAGCGTCGTATTGCCGCGTGTGTTGAGATAGCGGGGCATCAGCCGTCCAGTGCCACGTCTGGGCGCGGAAAGCGCAGTGTGATGTCCTCTGGCTGCCGCGCAGGCTCGCGCCACGGGTCATAATCGTCCACGTCGTCGATGCACACCTTCAGCGTCGGAATATTCCGGTCACTGTACAGGTCATCGATGGGAAATTTACGCTTGCAGCGGTCACAAATGCCGATGCCAAGGTGGTTTCGCCCGATGGTGTTGATGTAGCCCTCAACAGCCATGATTTTACCTCGTGTACGGAGCGATGTTGGGGGCAATCATCATCGGACTGTTGTCGCGCTCTTCCATTTGCGCGATATTCAGAGCGATTGCCGCCTTTTGGTCCAAAATCGGTATCAAATTGACGTCAACTTCGGTCAATTCAAGCGCCATTTTGGCCGCCAGCCCCGAAACGATGGCCTCAAGCCAACGCTGAGGCACTTCGACGTCCTGTGTCATCGTGCCGACGTCCATAATGTAGCGTTGACGCCACACGACAATCTGGCAGACGGTCGCAGCCAAGTTTGGCACCGGCCACATGTGCATAATTGGGTTATTTACCTGACGGTCAAACCAATATTGCAGCGGGCGGTTCGACTGAAACGCCTTATTTGGCAAATTTGTGTAGTCGTCGCGGTTCATGCGCGCCAACGGGATTTCTGTCGGCGTGTTTGCCAGATAAATTTGGCTAAAACCGAGCGTTCCTGACGTTGCGCGGACGCGGAAATACCGCGCAGCCACGCTGCTGTCGAGATCATACCACGTCCACTCGCCCGCAGAGGCCGTTGGCGTTTCGGTTTGGATTTCGTTCCAGACTACGCCGTCGTCTGAACGCTCAAAAACGATAGGCACGGCGGCGGCAGACCAGAGGATGCCGACGTTGGCCACAAAAGTGTCGTCGGTGAAGTCAACTTCGCGATACGTTGACGTGTCGTAGTTGATGCCAGTCACCTGTTGGAGCCAGCGGAAGTTGCTGTTCAGGATGTCAACGGTGCCGTCGGTCATCGTGATGTCGCCCACGCCGTCATATAGCGGGTAAATCTGCTTCTCAATGCACCACAGCGGCGCGCCTTGGTTGGCCAAGTCGGAGAGGAACAGATATAGCTGGTCGTTGGCTATATCGATGTACTCGGCGGTGATTTGTTGCGCCGTCAGCTTACAGCGACGGATTGCGTTGTCGATGACGCGCCGTGTGTTGAAATTCGTCTGTGAAACTGTGTTTGAAAACGCCATGTGGTTGTGCTCGCATTGTTATCGCAGCAGCAAGCCGATGACAGCAAGCACCTCTAGCGTGGGTGGTATAGCGCAAAAACTGCCCGCCAGCAAGGCGGGCAGTTCATTTATGTTAGCACTTGCCCTTTGGCATTGCGGTGAGGCCGCCAGTCTTGCGGCTAATCATCGGCTTGCCGCTGTATGCTGGAACGCCGCCGCCTTGTTTCATGGGCAACGGACGCGTTACCATCAAACGTGCCCGCTCTAAATCGCTCATAACTTTAGGCATCGCCTTCTTTGCCGCTGGTTTAGCCATCACTGGCTTCTTTTTCTTCGCGGGGTCTACGCCGCCCGGTGTCATGCCGAGTTCTTCGTTCGTCATGCGACGGCCAGAACTGTCTACTGGGCGTGTCGAGATGCCCTCGTCCATCATGCCGCCACGCGCCTTCTTCACTGGCATTTTCGCGCCAGCCTTGCGGGCTTCGCTCATGGCGATGGCCATAGCCTGCTTCGGGTTCTTGACCTCTGGGCCTTTCTTCGATCCGCTGTGAAGCGTCCCAGCCTTGAATTCGCCCATGACTTTGGCAATCTTGGCTGCGCCCTTTACAGAGCCGCCCTTGGCGTAGCCCTCACAAGCGCCGCCCTTCATGTACTGGGTACGAGTGCTGTTCTTAAATCCGTCCATGTCACTTACCTTTCTTGCGGGCCGCAGCCATATTGTCGATTAAATTTGGATAGGGTCGTCCAGCGGCTTTGGCGCGGGCCTTGGCCGCCTTCTTGCGCTTGACCGACAAGCCTTTTGGCTTGCCGAGGTCTTTCGGACGTTTCTTGTCCCAGACAGGTTTTACTGCAAAGTCGCTCATATCAGCAATCCCATTTACGAAGTGATAGTGCCTTGCGTGTCGGGCGACCCTTGTCGTCCTTCATCGGCCCCGGCATCCCGCTCATCCGAGCGCAGAAGCTCTTGCGACGTGCTGCGGCTTTGGGTGATTTCTTCGCCTGCTTGGCGCTGACGGGTGGCTTGATGTCATGGCCCTGAGCGCGCAGCGATGCGCGCCCCTTGGCGTTGAGGCCACCCTCTGGGTTCTTGCCTTCCTTGCGTGTCCACGCGCCGCCCTCGGCCATGGCAAGACCGCCCTTGGCAAAGGGCATACGCAAGTTGGCGTTGACGCCGCGTTGCTGTGGATTGTAGCCTACGCCCGCAGAGAACTTTGGATTGCTGTACTGCGCCTGAAGCTGCTGGAGCGCGACGCCTTTAGGGTTAACGCGCATCTGAGCGCCAATGTCGAACTGGCCGTTGCGCATGGGCATCTGAGCGCCGACCTGCATGCCGTTCGGTGTTAAGTTCGCGTTGGCGCGGGGCGGTTGTCCTTGCTGCATTGGTTGCTGCATGGGCTGCTGCCCGCGCTTGTTCACGCCCAGCGCGTCGTCAATCTGGTTCTTGGCCCTAAACAGCCGGAGATCGAACGCGTTGTCCACCATCAATCCGCGTAGGACTTAACCATCTCAAGGATGATAGTGTACGTATCACCAGCGGAAGCATCGCGCGTTGAGAACTGAACGTCGCCGTTCTTGCCTGCGCCTGCGTTGTTCCACAGACCGCCAAATTCCGTCAGGTCCATCGAGTACATGGTGTTCTGCGGGACTGAAAGAATGAAGACGTCCGTAGTCGCGTCCCAGTACATATCGACTTCCATGCCGTGCGTTAGGGCGTGAACCTTCGTAATCGTCACGCCGTCGCAAGCCTTGTTGAAGGAGCTAGGATTGAGTGTCGATACATCAACCTTGGTCACCTTGGTCTCGCCGGTGCCGTCGGAGATGTTTGTAAATTTCATGATGGCCATACGCTCGCCATCGAACAGGGTTTGTGTTGCTACTGCATCTGCCATCTGTGTATTCCTTGATAATCAGGGGCCGCCCGAAGGCGACCCCCTCTTATAGCATGAGACTAATGCTTAGTCATTAGCCGTTGTCTGCACGTACTGGTATGTGACGCGGACCTGACCAGCCGTAGGCTGACCAACGGACGTCACTGTCGCAACGACAGTTCCGTTTGTTCCGATGTTGTCCATTGCAGCAAGCTGTGCCGCAGTGAACGTAGGCCGAACGCGCACGCCAGTCTTGGCGTTGACGCCACTGGCGTAGGTCGTACCAGCAGAAGCTGTGCCGACTGTCAGTGTTGCCGAGGTGGCGCTGTCGTACTGCGTAAGCACGTCAACGATGATGTCCACAATCTGCGAGCCGAAAGGCAAGTAGACTGTGCCGTTCTGCACGAGTGTGGCGTTGACGTCGATCAACACGGTCTGTGAAAGAACCGCGAGACCGATGTTTGGGCCGCCTGCTTTACCGGCGTTAATGTCGCCAGAGGCAAGTGGGCCGCTCCAAGTAGTTTGTGACATTTAGTTTCTCCTTTAGAGAAGGGAGGGGAGCCGAAGCCCCCCAACCCAATTAGATGCCAGCCGTACCGAATACGCCACGTGGATCGGTCCAACCGAACGCATAACGCTCGGTGGCCTTGTAGCGCATGCTGTCGGTTTCGAAGTCGCCTTCCATGCTCTTCTCAAGACCACGACGCATAGCGAGCTTCAAGCCTTCTGGCGCATCAGTCTGTACCCACCATGCAGTGGTCGAGGTGATACGCGAAAGGTTGGCTTGTCCTTCGCTCAACAGACCCATCGAATTGACAGGGTTGATGTCGTTGTTCGCGGTGCCTGCACGCAGTGCGGACTTCAGCAATACCTCAGCTTGGAACACGTTCGAAGGACCGGAAACGATCTTCTTAGGTGTCAAACGAATACGCTTGCCGTTGTTGTCTACGGCGTTGCGGATTTGGATGAGGATTTGCTCAAGCGAAGTCTGCGAGAGGTTTGCAGCGGTCGTAAGCTGGTTCGAGAACGTACCAGTTGCGATTGGGTGGTCCGTTGCAACGAGCGACTTGCCGTCGCCGCCTGTGTACGCGCCGTTGAAGGCACGGTTCAGGATGTTGGCACCAAGGGTTTCCTTGGTTTCAATCAGCGACTGAGCGAGGTGACGTGCGTAGGTCTGACCGATACGGATATGGTCGCCATCTTCCACCAGAACCTTTGTCAATGCAAAAGCGAGGCCGTAGACGCGGTACACATAACGCTGAATGAACAGCACGCCGCCGGATTGGTACGTGACAGGCATGCCGTCTGGCAATTCTGGCGCAGCACCGAAGCCGAACAGGACAGGCTCTTCGTGGTAGTTGCGGGGGATGCCCTTGAACTCTTTGAAGACCTGCGACCATTCGTCAGCACGTTGGTCATAGATGCCGTTGAACTCTTCGTTAAGAATTGGTTCAACGATTGAACGGAAGTCTGTACTTCTCATTGGGGTAGCCATTGTTCAAGCCCTCCTTAGTACGCGGCCACGTCAGCGACGTTCTGATGTTCGCTGATTTGGACTTGAGCGATCACGTAAGTGTCACCCCAGTTGTTGTCGGGACCGGGAGTAATCCCGATTAGGCGGAACGACGCGTTTGCAGCAGCAGAAGCGACGTCAAGCATCATCTGGCTGATACCGACAACAGTCGAACCAGTTCCAACGGTGGTGAAGTCGTACTGCTTACCGATGTCGGCTACGACCAAAGCAGCGTTGCTCTGGATTTCGTAAACGATTGTCGGGTCAAGCGTGACGTAGGCAACGATGTCCGTGCCTGCTTGCGATGCAGTCCACTTGTTGGATACGCGACGACGACCGTCGCTGTCCGTGAACTCAACGCCTTGGAAGGTGCCGATGAAGCGGTCGCCGATGGCTGCCGCAGCAATGGTGCCTTCGCCGGTCGAAGATGTTACAATCTTGACTGGCTGGTTTTGTAAAATGTTCGCCGCATAGCCTGTAAGGATCGAGTAGGCGGTAGGACGAACCACACCGCTTGGCGAGTAAACAGGACGTAGGCCGAACGGTTGTGATACCGAAGACATAGCCTTAAACCTCTTGTTAAGTTGATAAAACCGACATTAGTCGAAAAGACCAATGCGCGGGTTGCTGTCACGCATCTCTATCAAACCGTCGCCTTCGAACAACGTGCTGCCTGAACCTTCTGCCTGTTGCCGCATGATTTCTGCGGTCTCGGCCAGCTTGTTCTCCTCACGTAACGGAGCATCGTGGTGAGCTTCCTGCATAAACCTTTGATACAAGGCTTCGGGCAGCTTAAACGCGATCATCTCGTTGACACCAATCATTCCAGCCCATTCGCCGGTTTTGACTGAGGCGAACTCCATGCCCGGCACCTCCGACGCTTTTATCGGCTCGTAACCGAGCTGAATGCGACGGTGGATTGGGTCACGAGGGTTCGTCGTCGTGAGCCAGCACATGTGATATCCCGGTATATTCGGTAAATCAGGTAGTGCGTCATTGAATAACTGCGCCCGGAACATTTCAAGTCGGTCGTCATCAGTCACTTCGCGATTTTCGGTGACCTGTCGGTCTTCCATTTCGCGGGACTGCCGTCCAACACCGAGTTCCTTCTTCAAACGCTCATCAGTATTATTTGTCATGTTGTCTCACTCCGTTATTTCAGCGAGCCGAACTTTTGTCATAAGCCTGATAAGCCTTGAGCATTTGGTTACGACGTGGAATGTCATCCCAAATACCTGCGTCTATCATAGCCTGTTTCCGTTCAGGTGTCACGTAGATTTCTTTCTTAGTCGAAACGGGCGCGTGCTCACGCGTCGTTCCGGTCGGTGGTGCCTTGCGTTTGCTAGGACTTGAGCGGGTTTCCGCCTCATCGCTACCAATGCGCGCGGCCACGCGGCGGGTCAGTTCGTGCCAGTATTCGGCGTCCTTGGGGTTGTACCCCTCGGCGGCGAGCTGGTTGTCGATGACCTTCGTGATGGCGCTGTCCTCGTCACGGCCACTGGGGTCGTACCAAGGGTTCGCATCCATCCATTCCTTTGCGTAGTTCACCACGCGTGGGTCAGGGCCGGGGTTGGCGTGTTGCTGGCGAACCTGCTCCACTTGCTGCTTCTGCTGCCACAGTTGCTGCGCCTCGTACTGCGCCTCGTCGCGCAGACGCATCGCCGTTGCCACGTCGTCGCCGTTACCGGCCTCGACTGCGCGTGCGATGATGGCCTCAGCCTGCTTCACGTCGGCCTGAGCCTGCGCGATGCGTTGGTCGATGGCGCTCACATTGCTGGCGAGCGTGTTACCCTCGATGGCAGAGACACGGCGCAGTAGTGCGTCGTTCTGTTCACGCAGCAAGGCAAGCTCGCGATCTGCGTGTTCCTTGGCGCGTTGCCGACGCTCGCGCTGTTTCTGGCGCTTGACGTTGCTACGGCTCTTGCGAGTGATTTCTTCGTCGCTGTCGTCTTCGCTGTCGCCAAGCCGCTCATCGCCGTCTTCATCGTCGTCATCGTCATCGCTATCGTCAGCGTCTTCCTGTACAGGTTCCTGTACAGGTTCTTCGCCTTCGATGATTTCGAACTCGTCTTCGTCATTTTCTGTCAGTTGGTTGTCAGCCATTTACATGCTCCTAGAGGAATGCCTTGACGGCAAGCGGGTCACCAGTGACCTTACCCACCAAATCAAGATCGTTGAAGATTACGACGATGGCCTCTTCTCCATCTTCGGTCTTTACCGACCAACGGTCGCCGCCGTAGCGGGGCACGCGGACGAAGTCGCCGACTTCGCACCACGACCCTTCGGGCCACTGTTCCATTGTGTTGCGGTTCTTGAACGCGAGGCTGCCGATGTCGATGACCTTGGCTACCTGCGTGTTGTAGTGCTCCGTCTCGCGGACCTCAGACGTGATGATGATGCCACCCTTCGTCTTCATCTTTGGCGTGCGTATCTGGCACAGGACGCGCGAGCCGAACGGCTTCACGCCTGCGTCACAGGGTGGGAATGCCTCATCGAGGCCGTCGTAACTAAACTCGACGCTGTTTCCATTTATCTGCATATGTGCTCCTAAAATTCACGTTTGTCCGCCTCAGCCACCGTTTCTATCAGGACTTCCTTGGCCCGCTGCAAACCAGCGTACAGGCCAATGGCGCGTCCATAATCGAACTCGGTCTTGCCAGACGGCCTCTCCATCGCCTCAACAGCCATCGCTGCCTGTTCTGTCTCAAGGCGTTGGAGGAGGGTCTCTATTCTCATGCCGGTGTCTTGGGTGACTTAACCGGCTGAGGCATGATGCCCTGCGCCATCTTCTTGTGCATGGGCATGGACTTGTCGCTCGCCTTCGGGGTTGTGCCCTTCGGTGTCGCGGTCTTTGCATTGTCGGCCATATGGATTTCCTTATGGTTGTGGGTTTATCCCAGTGCCGGTTGACACTGCGATGCGTTCGCCAGACATGATTTCGGCCTGCGCAAGTTGCATGGCCGTCTGGTTGTCTTGCTGGTTCATGGTCATGCGGGCGTTGAGTTCAGCCGACGTGCGGGCGTCCTCGCGGTCCTGCTTCAACTGCTCAAGCTGCTGCTCAATCTGTAGCTTCTGCGCCTGAAGCTGCATCTCGGCTTGGGTCTGCATCGCCTCGGCCTGCATCTTCTGGCCCTCGATTTGCATGGCCGTCTGGTCCTTCTGGGCCTGCATCTGCATCCGCTGCGCGTCGAGCTGCATCTGCGCCTGATCGCGCTGCTGCTGTGCCTGTAGCTTCTGACCTTCAAGCGCGGTGCGTGGGTCTTGCGGCGGCTGTGGTGCGAGCTGCTGCATCATCTGCATGGCTTGCGCGATGACAGGCGGCAGCGATGCGAACACCTCAGTCGCGTCGGTGACCACAGTCTGGGACGCCTCGGCCAGCATGCGGTCGAACGCGCGGCGTGCCTCGTCGTCCTTGAGGTTCTTCATGTCCTCGCTGATGTCGATGCCAGACGTATCCTCGGCCAGCTCAAGCACGGTTGACGCATACCACAGCGCAAGATGCTCCTTGATGTGACCCAGAATGATTGGCAGATAGGTCGGCGCGATGAGCTGGCTTCCGCCGAGCGTTGGGTTGAGCATGTACGCAAGGTGCGTCTTGAGGTGGGCGATGTGGTCCTGCTCAGGGAAGGCGACAATCGGTCGGCCCATCGTGGCTGCGACGTTCTCGTTCACCGCGTTCTGCTGCTTCGGCTCCAGTGGCGGGACGAGCAGCTCCTTCGGGTTCGGGACGCGCATCGTCTCAAGCAGACGCTCCTCGACCTTGCGCTGGTTGTACAGTTGCGGCAGCGCAGCGGCGCGCTGCGACACGGCCTGCACCTGCGCGAAGCGTTGGCTCTCGCTGAATATCGCGGGGTCGGACACGGGCACGACGTCCATCGGGCCTTCGAAGTCTGCGCGTGTGGCCAGCACTTCGCCGACCTCTTGCTTCACGTCCGCGTCGTCCAGATACATCGCGTTGAGGCGGTGCAGGATGCGCAGCGTGCGCGCCATTGCGCTGTGCAGACGCGCGTGGATTGAGGAGAACACGGTCATGCCCTCCTGTATCAGGGCGAGCGTCGTGCCGACTGGCGCGTTCGGGTTCTGGTCGGCGAGGTTGTCCATTGACGTGCGAACCACGCCCTTGCCTGCATCGACCACAAAGCCGAGCAGTTGGAACAAAGTCGGCGATGGCGGATTGAACGGGATTGGCATGGCCAACTTGCGGACGTCGTCCACGTTGAGGCCGCCCTCAATCTCTTCGACTTGCGTCGGCTGGATGTTCAGCGACTGACCGCCGCGTGTGCCGCCCTTCAGCTTGAGCATCGTCGGCACGTTCTGGATGTGTGCGCTGTCCATCAGTGCGCGCAGAGCGCCAGTCGCGGCGGCGGACAGGCCGCCAATCATGTGCGGCAGGCCGATTGGGTACGCGCCGCGCCACGGGATGAACGGGAACTCGACGAACCAGTCGAGCGGCTCGCGGCTCTCGTCCTCTTCGTCCCAGTTGCGGTATATCGCAAGCACCTTGCTCGATGGCTTGTCGATGGTGATGATGTACGGCGCGTTGCCGTCGCCCTCAACGTCGGCGATGACGTGGCACTCGAACACGGTGCGCAAGCCATCCTCGTTGTAGCTGGTGTCGCTGCGCCCCTCAATCTTGTCGTTCGCCACGTCGGCTGCGGAACGCTCAGGCTCTTGACCGGCTGGCGTCAGGTCAACGTCGCGATACATGCCGCTCTCAACGCGCTGCTCATAGTCAAGCTGTGTCAGATACTGCACGTGCGTCTTGCGCTGCGCGGTGTAGAAGTTGGTCGCCGCGAAGGGCAAGTACATGTCGTCAATCATGACGGCGAGGAAGCCGGGACGGTTGCGCGCCTCGTCCCACGACATCTTGAGGTACTGCGCGCCGCCAAGCGGCACTTGCGTCAGGAGCTGCTCAAGCTCGGAGCGGAACTCTTGGCTCTGCAAGGT